ACATTACTTCGGGTACGTTAGCTGCCGCACGTATCCCAAGTCTTGCCACTTCTAAGATTACGTCAGGGACTTTTGCTGACGCTCGCATTCCAAGTCTTGCCACTTCTAAGATTACGTCAGGGACTTTTGCTGACGCTCGCATTCCAAGTCTTGCCACTTCTAAGATTACGTCAGGGACTTTCGCTGACGCTCGCATTGCTGGAAGCAACGTAACACAGCACCAAGCAGCCCTTTCGATTACAGAGTCACAAATCAGTAACTTTGGTAGCTATGCTACAGCAGGTGATGAAAACATCATTGATGGTGCAACAGCTATTTGGAATGCAGACGGTGATGGTGACGTATTTAATTACAATGATTCAAACCCCACACACAATGGAAAATACGTTGGTGCGGTAATCAACATTCACGGAGATGGGGCTGCTGACAGTTCTCTTGTGAGAGCGGGTCTATTCACATCGAATTTAATGTCTACCTTGAATGGATATTATGTTGGAGCTTTACTTGGGAATGCTAATTCAACAACGACTCAAGTAATCAATAGTTCTGGAGCATGGACTGGAAGTGTTATTTCTGCCGCAAAGCTTAGTACAGCAACTACGCAGAGTTCCAATGAAAACAGCACTAAGATAGCGACAACTGCTTATGTAAAATCTCAAGGCTACAATAACTACACTCACCCAACTCACACTGGTGATGATATTAATATTGATACTGGAGCACTCACAGGTGCAACGGTTATTTCTGATCTTGATTTCAATGTTACAACGAATACCTTGGGCCATGTTACAGATGCCAATGGCACAGTTGCTACAAGGACACTAACTGCGGCAAATCTTGGTATCTCAGCACCTAACGCACCAGCAAGCGCGTCAGCAGCGATTGTCGGGAATACAGTAGAGGTTACGTTTGCAGAGTCTACTACTTCGGACATTGATTCTTATCTTGTTTATAGTTCAATTGATGGAAGTGATTATGGTTTGATTTCTATTGTACCACCTGATGACTTTGCTGCTTCAATGAGCATTATTGATAATGCATTTGATGAAACAGGCACACAAGCATATCGTGTATATGCAATAAAATATGGTATTCTATCAAGTGCTACTACAGCGAGTATTGCTTATGCAGTTTCTTCTGCTGAACCTACAACAATGAGTGTAGTAAACCTTAACAATGCATACTATGTACAATGGAATCCACCAAGTTCTAATGCAAGATTTGTTACAGCATATAATGTTTATAAACACGAGCATGCAACACAAGGCAGCTTAAGTAGGAGTTCAGCATCATTACTTTATTCTGGAATGAATACTAACTTTATGTATCAGATTAGCGGGACTAATAATAGCAACTTCCACCAATTCTGGGTAGAGACAACAATAGCATAAGATGGAAGAAGGTTTAGAATATTGGCAGTGGATCGTGGATCAGAGGACAGAGGACTTAAATCTTGAAATAGAGAGAGATGAAGATGATGTGCTTATTCGTCTATTAGTAGAGGAAAAGGATATCGCTCAACAAAAAGTAGATGAATTAACCGATGAGTAAACTAACAAAAGGTGACATTACGAGATCTAATATTATATCTCATAGTGGGGCAATTATCACTGATTCTAGTGACAATTCAGGTTTCGCGATATTCCCTCAATTTAAAGGAGGGTTATCTAATTCTGTTGTACGCAGCGGATCTGGGGATTACGATGGGGGGGATAGAGTTATTAGTTTCCCTAACGGCTATGAGGTAGATGGTGACCTTTTGTTCACTGTAGGTTGGGGTGATGGATTTGGTGTGAGGCGTTTGAATAATGATGGGTCAATGACCAGAATATTTCAAGATTCTAACTTTTTATGGCGTGATACAGGAAGCACATATAATCATTTGAATGGAGTAGCAATCGATACGACTAATAAATTAGGCGTTGTAATGACTTACAATGTAGATGGATATACTACTTTTGATTATAGTGGTTGCGTAAATGGTGGGACTACTTTTGTAAAAGATGCTAGACCTACACACTCTAATCCACAAAGATTTATTGGTGGGGCAGGTGACAGTGGTTTGAATATATCTAGTCACGGTGTCTATTACACCAGTGGCATAGTCGCGGCGGGGGAGTGGATATATGTTGGAGAGTATGATGCTCGTCATTATAGAAGAGCAGTTCGTCGCAATCTTAATACTGGAGTTGAAGAAGTAATTGGTAACAGTTCAGGAACTGGAGATTTATATAGTGGCAGTGCTACGATTGACCGCAATGGTTATCGATACACAGTATGTTATGATGAAGTGAACGACAGAGTGTTTTACTTTTCTTATTCGGGAGCAGCAAGTTTTATTGTCGTTCTTGACGCAAGCACATCTTCTCCAGAATTATTGTGGTGTGACATGGGGGATACGGGGCAAGGAACAGCCTCATACGATATGGGGATGCATATACCAGATCCAATAAATGCTCCCAATAGAATGTGGATAGGACATAACAATAGGTTTAACGATATTGATATTACCCCTTGTTTTACTGGATCAGCACCTACGATCCACGCGAATATCCCCACAATTAAGTATTTCATAACAAACCCTTTAAATCGCTTAGGGACAAAGTATCAAAAGACAAGTGGTGTTCCTATGGATAAGATTCCTTCATACCCCAATTTGGTTCAATTGAGTGCAGATAGAGGTAGGTGTGACGTTGGCGGTTGGCTTGACACAGACAACAATGTTCCTGTAGCTATTGATAATTATTCTTCAGTCACAGAAGATACCAGCAATGGTAGAGGGGGGTCACCGTATTTCGATTATGGCTGCCCTGCTGTGTTAATGGAATCCGCTAACGGAACTAAGTATTGGGTTAAAATGGGTTATGGAGGCCACGGACATTCGTTCCAAGTTTGGGCTGAAAACACAAAACCATACGAATTAAAGGGGAGTTGGGAGGTAGTATTCGGGACATACACTTTGGCGAACAGTGCTAATATCGATCATGTTTCTTTACCACAAGGAATTTCTTTTGGTGTCCCTAGTTCAACAACGTTAACGATATACGTATCCAATAATAATGGAAGCACTTGGGAAACATACGACAAAGATTCTACTGAAACTCATGTCTTCTCTACAAGTGGGACACAGTTAAGGATTAGATTCTCTGCTAATGGTCAACCAGACAAAGTACCTTATTATAGTGGTAATGGAGGAGATGGTCCTCTTAAGGTTTTTTATGGTTCACTCCACGCAGCAGCGAAAGACTCCAACATTAAATTTAAGATAAATAGAAAAAGGTTAAGACACTAATATCATGGCAACAGTAACTTCATCGAAAAGACAACTAACACACACCTCTAATACTTACGAAAGTAATGGAGATGTTACTATAGGAGGGAACCTGAATATCAATGGTACTACTACGACCATTGATACAGCAAACCTATTAGTTGAGGACAAGAATATTATTATAGGTGATGTATCATCTCCTACTGATGTCACAGCAGATTTTGGTGGTATTACATTGAAAGGAGCGACTGATAAGACGATTAATTGGGTTAACTCTACTAATGCTTGGACATCTAATCAGATTTTCTCTGCTCCTAATTTAACATTAACTAGTTTATCCAATCATAGCTCAGAAGCTACTGCGTTGGTTGTTAATGGTAGTAATGTTGTTGGTACAAGAGAGCTTGGGTCTAATGCTTTTAATAGTACTTCATTTTTAACTAGTTATACTGAAACAGACACACTATCTACTGTAACAGGTAGAGGAAGAGCGACTAATAGTGTTGGTTCCGCAGTTTGGAGCGCGACTACACAAGGAGCAAGTCAGGGCAATATACACATCATGAGTATAGGCACTGACCATGCGGGTGGTGCAATCACTTTCGATGCGTCTGATTCAAATGGCGCTCAAGCGGGTATCTATGTTAAGTCTGATGGGAATTATGGTACAAAAATGTATCTATCGACGACAGATAGTTATTCCTCAGGTTCTATATCTGCAATATCAATTGACCATCAGGGCTATGTTAACATTGTAAGGGGTAGCGATAGACTAACGGTTAATGGGAATACAGTTTGGCATGCAGGCCATTTTGCGAACAACTCATCCAACTGGAACACAGCTTATACGCATACTTCAGCCACAAACAACCCACATAGCGTTACGAAAAGCCAAGTTGGTTTAAGCAGTGTGACAAACGAGAGCAAGGCCACGATGTTCGCTAGTCCTACATTTACGGGGACCGTTAGTGGTGTAACTAAAAGTCACGTTGGCCTAGGTAGTGTCGCCAACGAGAGTAAGGCTACGATGTTTACGAACGCTGCTCTCACAGGAAATCCTACAGCAACTACGCAATCTTCAAATGAGAATAGTACTAAGATAGCGACAACTTCTTATGTAAAATCTCAAGGCTATATCACATCTGCTAATGGGGGTAATGCAACCACACTTGACGGTATTGATAGTTCTGCATTCTTAAGGAGTAATGCTTCTGATACTGCTTCAGGTGCTATCTCCTTTACTGGTGGTCACGGAGCGATTAACATAACTAACTCTTCGATTGTATCAAATAGAACTTCAACTTGGACAGGTAATCCGGGTACTCAAGGTAAAATACAATATCACTCAGCTAGATGGTACATTGTAGCAGATTCAGCTTCAGATCGAATTGTACAGTTTAGAAGAGATGGCTCCGATGTATCTTATATTGCTAATAGCGGAAATTTTGTTGGGAATGTTACAGGTAATGTTTCAGGAAGTTCAGGTTCTTGTACTGGCAATGCAGCTACAGCGACTACAGCGACTAAGTTAAACCATTACGTTAATAGAACTGATTCAACTACCTACCCTATAACTTGGATGTCAGGGTCTCCTAGTCATGCGTATAGTTGTGCTGCGGTTACTATTACGTCAAGCGTTGGGCGAATAAACGCTACCACGTTTAACGGAGCTTTGACAGGTAATGCAACTACAGCTACAACATTAGCAAACGCGAGAACGATTGCTGGAACGAGTTTTAATGGTTCAGCAAACATTAGTATTAGCTATAATAATCTAACTAATAAACCTACAATCCCTTCTGCTTACTCCTTACCACTAGCTTCTTCTTCTACTAGAGGTGGCGTTAAGATTGGATATAGTGAGAGCGGTAAGAATTACCCCGTCGAACTCTCATCTGAGAAGATGTATGTTAATGTTCCTTGGACGGACACGAATACGACTTACGATCTGTCTAGTTACGCTACGCAGTCTTACGTTGGGACGCAGATATCTAACTTAGTTGGCGGTGCGCCAGCAGCATTGGATACTCTTAACGAGTTAGCAGCTGCGCTTGGTGATGACGCGAGTTATGCTTCTTCCATAACTTCGGCACTGGCTGGAAAACAGGCAGCAGGAACATATAATACCATTATCGGAACAGATTCTGATATTAATACGTCTGGTTCTACTATCGTTGACAACATTTACGTTACTGATGGTGTCATCACCAGTATGGGGACTAGGGTACTAACACTCGCAAACCTTGGTTATACAGGAGCTACGAACGCTAACAACTATTCTCTGCCAAGCAATGTAGTAACCAACACTAATGCATACAACATCACTAATAGGCTGAGATTCTCAGCGAACCAGCAAAATAATTGGGATACTATCGCAACATCATCAGGCTCTCAAGGTGGTTTAGAGATATACAATACTGGATCTGGAAATGATGCTTTCATAGCTTTCCACGCAGGAGGAGATTACGCCGGATACTTCGGCTTAGACGCTGACACTAATGATTTGGCTTGGGGAGGGTGGTCAGTCGGAGCGGTTAAGCACAGAATGTTCCATGCCGGAAATAGCGCACAATATACTTCTTCGCTAAACACCAAACTGGGCGGTATCGCAACCAGTGCTAACAACTATTCGTTGCCTGCTGGATCTAGTTCAACTAGAGGCGGTTTCAAGATTGGGTATAGTGAGAGTGGTAAGAACTACCCCGTCGAACTCTCATCTGAAAAGATGTATGTCAATGTCCCTTGGTCAGATACGAATACCAACACAACTTACTCAGGTGGCACTGGCATTACTTTAAGCGGGACTACGTTCAACCTAACTGATACAGCCGCTAAGCTATCACTATCTGGTGGCACTTTGACTGGAACTCTCAATTCAAGAGATATTAAGTTAGGTAGCGGTTACCATCTCATGCGCTCTAGTCACCATACGGGCCACCTTGAAGGTTCGTATAATAATGTTGGTGGTAATGCCGCTAAGAGCAACCCAATATACACGATTGGTTCAAGCTATAACCCTGTTGACGCTTCTCTAAGCAACATGTATGGCATCGGCTACACCACCGCCTCCGCTTCGTTCATTAACTTTACTGGAGCTTCTGATTGGGGAATGTATGTTGCAGCAGATGGAGACGCAAGAGTCTGGCTAGATGGATCTAACGGTGTTATTTCTTCTACAGGAGAACACTATGTTGGTTCAAATAGAGTCTTCCATGCTGGTTACCACCCGAATGCAGATCAGCTCACCACTGCGAGAACCATTAGTTTGGCTGGTGACGTAACAGGTAGCGTTTCCTTCAACGGATCTGGGAATGTTAGTATTACTTCGGCTCTCGCAGCTAATTCAGTTGGTTCAAGTGAGATTGGGTCCGGTGCAGTTGGCGCGAGTGAGATCGGTAACGACGTAGTTAATAGTCAGCACTATGCTGCTGGATCTATTGACAATGAACATATTGCTGATAATGCTATCAACTCTGAACATTATGCTAATGGATCTATCGACAACGCACATATTGCTGATAATGCTATTAACTCTGAACACTATGCTGACAACAGTATAGACGCTCTTCACCTGAATGTGGCAGGCAACGGCACTACGTCTCAGTATCTACGATCTGATGGTGACGGTACTATGTCTTGGGTTACGCCTCCAAATACCGACACTAACACAACCTATTCGGCTGGCACAGGCTTAACATTATCAGGGACTACATTTAGTATAACAGATACTATTTCTTCTAGTGCTAGTAATAACACCATCGTTAAACGACACGGCTCTGGTTACATCTTTGCAAATTACTTCAACACTAGTCCTAATACTGTTTCTAGTGGCATCACTCAAATTTGTGTTGAAACGGGTAACGATGGTTATATTCGCCACGGAACTGCCGCAGCGGTAAGATCATTTATTAATGTTGCCAGTGGTGCTAACAACTACTCGCTACCCGCTGGATCTAGTTCTACTAGAGGAGGTTTCAAAATTGGATATACTGAGAGTGGTAAGTATTACCCCGTTGAAGTCGATTCTTCAGAGAAGATGTTTGTTAACGTACCTTGGGTAGATACTAATACAAATACGAATACAACCTATTCTGCTGGAACTGGAATCTCGTTAAGCGGAACTACGTTCAACCTAACTGATACAGCATCTAAGTTAAATCTCAGTGGTGGCACGATGACTGGAACGCTTGAAATTAAAAAAGCCCAAAGCACAGCGGCATTTACAAATCCTTTCTTAAAGCTCCAGCCTACATCTACCACAAACGGTACAGGTGTAACAACAATATACATGAGTACTACTACAGCAAGTAGTGCATATGGAGTATCGTTGAATGCTTGGAGAAACCCTACTGATAATCAGGCATTTACCATCAAACAGCATATTGGAACTGCTGCTGGATACGACCGATTAACTATTCTAAAGAATGGTAATGTTGGTATAGGGACTACTACTCCTTCTTCGAAGCTTCAAGTCAATGGGACCCTCGCAGCTACGACGAAGAACTTTTTAATCGACAACCCCAAAACTGGAGGTGAGCTGCAATACAGCGTAATCGAAAGTAATGAGCATGGTGTAAGCGTAAGAGGTGAATCAGATCAAGAAGAAATTCAATTACCCGACGAGTGGGAATGGCTTGTTCATGAAGATAGCGTGACAGTCCACCTCACATCAATTGATCAAGTGCAGCACTTGTTTGTATTAGAACGCAATAACATAAGAGTTCGGGTTGGTGGAATAGCAACTAATGGGCAATACAGCTATGTGATCTCCGGGACACGCAAAGATGTAGATCCTCTTGAAGTGCATATTTAAAATATTATGTTTAAGAACAGAAATCAATACCTTAATCCAGCGGGTACAAAAGCTGGTTACTGCAAATAAAAATACCTAAATAAAAATACCATGTCCGTAACTATCCAACTATCCGAACCAGTCTCTAGAGACGCTGTAATTGCAGCCCCTGCTAAAGACTTCTCTCAGGCGTATATCCTGCACCTGAACGTCAATGCTGAAGATGCAAGTCCAAATGACAACATAAACATTACTTATTGCCCTTTTGACAAAGAAAGTGGTGAGCGTCTCCTGACTGAACAGCGCGAGATATCCGCCCCCTTTTGGCAGCTTATGGAAGAGGTTCCCGAAGCCGCTGCTGCATTTAAAGCAGTCTGTGACGCACTGCCGACCTTAATAGCCAACAAGAAGAAGGCCGACGATGATTTTCGAGAGGCTCAAGAAGCTGCCGCGCAGGAGCTAATCGAAGCAGCCGCCGCGCAGGAGCTAATCGAAGCAGCCGCCAGTAACATAGAATAAGTATCAGGCATGGCGATAAAATACGCATTTTTAAAACTAAAAAACATAAATTAAGTTCGCGAAGGTTCTCCGGCAGGCTTCCGTTAAAATTTCACTGTTAATTTGTTGAATTATTCTTTTATATAGCTATAATCAAGTGCATATGAATGAAATTAAAATTACCTTACAAGAGAATGAGGCTAATGCTCTTCTCCAGATTATTGATGTCGCGGTCAAAGCCCAAGGGCTTCAACTTGCTGAAGTAGGATCTTTCCTTGCTACTAAAATTCAAGAGCAAGCAAAAGCTCAGTTACCTAACCCAGATGTTGAAGCTGAAATCAAAGCCGAAGCTTCAACTGAGGGCGAATAAAAATGCGCTTTTCCGCTAAAGCCAAAATTGTCAAAGAAGTTCAAGGCAAGCTTGGTTTGAAAGCTGATGGAATTGATGGCCCTACTACATGGAAAATGATTTGGGAGCAGTTGGTTCACGATGCAAAAGGCGAATCAGAAAAGCCAGAGCCACCAGTTGAAGAGCTTAAAGATAATTATCCTGAAGTTTACAAAGCGTCCCCAAACCAGTCTGGGACTATTAAACCGAAGTATGTGATTCTGCATCATAGCAGTGGAAGTCATGATGGGACTCGTTCATGGATTTTAAATGCCGCATCAAAGGTTAGTTACCACTATCTTATTGCAGCTGATGGATCTTGCACACAGTTCGTTTATGACAAGAAAAAAGCTTGGCATGCTGGAAGATCTTCTTGGGAAGGTGTTAGCGGGTTAAACAGTCATAGTGTTGGTATTTCTTTCTATGGAGACACTAATAAACGAACACTAAGTGCGGCTGAAATTGATTCTGCTGCTAAGAAGTGCAAGTATCTTATGGATAAATTTGGTTTTGGGATTGAAAATATTCTAACACATAAAATGATTGCACCTAATAGGAAGAATGACCCTTCAGACGAGGCTTATCAAATGGTCATTAATCGTATTAAAGAGCTTTAGAGGGTGGTTTATAGAAAAAGGCGGGTCCACCTCTTATCTATCGGTGGACTCGCAACCAATATCATGAGTCAAGAGATAATGAATATTAAAGTGGATCGTCACGACATTTTTGATTATGTTATAGGGAATGCTTCCTATGATCCAATTGAAAAATGCATTGACCCAATGTTATATGAAACATATGGAGACTTTATCCTTAAGATCGCAGGTCAAGAGTACATCTATCAATTAGAGGACTATCAACGTTTCTATAATGAAATGTTTAAGTTGAAAACAAAAGCGCTCAACATGCAAACCTCCGAAATTTTAAGACTGTGTGAGGAAATTGAAGAGATCGCTCCTAAAATGGTAAGTCTATGAGACCTTTTGAGAACGCATTCAACAAAATGTTGGAGAGAGAAGAATCTATGAAATACGAAGAACTAAGTAAATTAGTTATTGAGTGGGGGGAAAGCAAGGGTATTCTTGCCGAATCTACTCCATTACGCCAACTAGATAAAACCCAAGAAGAACTTGATGAAACAAGGCAAGCTTTACAGAAGTTAAATGATTTTGATTATCAAGCAGATTTCATGGAGGGTATTGGGATTCCTACCCCAAGTGAAGAGGATATTCGTGCAGAAGTAAAAGATGGTATTGGTGATATGTTAGTCACTATTGTTTTATTAGCTAAGATGGTTGATATGGATACAGTTGATAGCCTGAATTCTGCTTATGGTGTGATTAAAAAGCGTACGGGTAAGATGGTGGATGGGCAATTTGTAAAAGATAAGTAATAGAGGAAGAGTGAAATGAAAACAATAAACACTTATCAAGCGAAAAAGAAGATTAGACGTAAAGGAGTACATGCTAGAAGTAAGGCCTCTAAGATAAAAAGCTCTAAAAACTATAAAAAGCCCTATAGGGGACAGGGCAGATAATTCCCTGTTTTTTTGTTTAGTGTAATAAATTATACAAACAAAATATTGTTATGGAATCACTTATTCAATTCGTCGAAGATCAAGTATGGTTTAACTGGGCTTGTGCTGTTATTGCAGCAGCTAGCGCATTTGCAGCTTTAACTCCTACTCCCAAAGAAGGCACTATCCTCGCTAAAGTATATAAGCTGGTTGACTTCCTTAGTGTTAATATTGGTAAAGCTAAAGACAAGGGAGATAAAAAATAAGATTGTCCTATCTTATTTTTAATTATTAATCCATGAGGGTACTTTTCTTATCTGCCATTACATCTTTTCTTTGTTACTTCGCTATCGCCCATGAAGTAGCAGCAAAAGAGAAAAAGAAAGAGAAGGAGAGAAGAGAGCAAAAATAAAACTAATTTAAATCATTTAAAACCGTCCCTAAGGGCGGTTTTTTTATTATTAGTTATTGAATTTTCATGCATTCTAGCTAAAATCCATTAATGAAAATGGAGCCAATTAAGGGCGTTGTTAAAGCTCATTTAAAAGGTTGGGGTAAAGAGGTTTGGATTGCAAATAATGAACTTTACTGCGGTAAGATCCTAGAGTTCAACAAAGGAGCAGAGTTCTCTATGCACTACCACATAAAGAAGGAAGAAACTTGGGCAGTGACAAAAGGCAAGCTACTGTTAAAATATTACGATTTAACTAACGCAGAGGAGAAGCGTATGACTTTGGAGGTTGGCGATACAGTGCATTTAAAGCCGTGTATACCTCATAAACTTATCGCTATAGAAGAATCTTCTGTATTCGAAGTAAGCACCCAACATTTTGAAGAGGACTCTTACAGGGTTCGGAAAGGAGATTCGCAGAAATGAAAAAGATTCTCATTATAGGAGAGAGTTGCTTGGATGTTTTCGTCTATGGTTCTGCTGACAGACTTTGCCCAGAAGCTCCTGTACCAGTTTTCAGAGGGGAGAGATCTATCCAGTGTGCTGGAATGGCCTCTAATGTCCACAGGAACGTCATAGAATGCGTTATTGGCTTAAATGAGGTAGGGATAGTAGATATTTTAACAAACGAAAAGGAAGGCTCTAAGGTTAGATATGTAGATTCTTCTTCTAATCAAATGTTTCTCCGTGTTGACTCAGATGAATATAAAGAAGTTAATAAATTAAATTTGCGCGAAGCAGAGGTTTGGTCTTATGACGCTGTAATTGTCTCGGATTACGATAAGGGATACCTGACAGATAGAGATTTAAAATATATTGCAGATAATTCTCAAATGTCTTTTCTAGATACTAAAAAGAAATATAATTCAAAATGGGCTGATTCATTCGACCTCATTAAAATTAACGAAAAAGAACACAAGGAGAATGGATTTAAGGGAATGGGAGTCAAAAACCTTCTTGTGACTTTGGGGGGGGAAGGCTGTAGATTTAAAGGAAAGGAATATCCTTTAATATCCGCTTCTCAAGTAAGAGATGTGAGTGGTGCTGGAGATACTTTTCTTGCTGCCTTTGCAGTTAATTATTTATTTAATCAAGATATAGATCTAGCTATTGACTACGCTCAGGATTGCTGTAGTATTGTCGTTAGTAAAGCTGGGACAGCAACGATATGAACCACTCAAAAATAGTTGATACATGCACAATCATGCACCATTTCGCGGTAGGAGGCAAAAAGATGGCTTTTACCAATGGTTGCTTCGATATGTTCCATGCAGGTCACGCACACCTTCTTCGATCAATTAAGGAAGATTTGCCTGATGATTATGAATTAGTTGTTGGTGTGAATGGGGATGAAAGTATCAAGAAGAATAAGGGTCCAGAAAGACCTATTATCAGTCAAGAGCAGAGAGCCTTCCTTGTGGCTTGTCATGAGTGCGTTGACTATGTTTTCGTGTTTAATGAAGCAACAGTTTCTGGCTACCTGAGACGCTTTAAACCCTCTCGTTGGTATAAAGGTGGAGATTATAGTGTTACTACTTTGCACCCCGCTGAGAAAGCAGAGTGTGGGCAAGCAGAAGTATATTTTATTCCATTCTCTGAAGATATAAGCGCAACGAAAATTATAGACAAAATTAAAGAACTATGAGACATTTTATTGTAGACATCGATGGGACTATTTGTACAGATAGTCGAGGCAAATATGAATTAGCTCGCCCTATGAAAAATCGCATTGATTATTTTAATAGCTTATTTGATAGTGGCAACAAAATTACCTACTGGACTGCGAGAGGAGCCAACTCAGGGAAAGATTGGTTGGAGTTTACAAAGAAGCAGATTGAGGGGTGGGGAGTCAAATATACTGAGTTAAGAACAGATAAACCAGCATATGACTTTTGGATTGATGATAAGGCTTACAATGGTAATAGGTTCTTTGATGAACTTTATTTTTAAGCCGACTTAACCTCCTCCGGGTGGTTCTCCTCCGTCGAGCTCGCTCGAACTCTGAGCAAAGAAGTAGATATTATTTCCTGATGTTGATATTTCTAGAATATTCCCAGTTCTTGGGTCTGCACATAACGCTCTATATTCGATATCTCCATTAGGTAGGACAGAACCAGTCGGGTTCATAACTCCATGACCTACTCCGACTCCACCACTTTGACCGTCGATCTCTCCATCCATTTCATATTCGTCAAACTTTTGGTAATGGCCCCTAAGATGTAGATGGATATTTTCTCTTATGTATAATTCTTCAATACAGCCACCGTCAAATTTAGCCAAATCTAAATAATATTCAGCTGGAGAAACTAATTCTTGTCCTGTTTCCATTTCTTCTCCGGCTATATCGCTTTGAGCGCAAAAGTTATCAAATGTTGAATCTTTGGTATTTCCTTTTTCAATCCCTGCGCCAAGGACTTCTCCGTTTTGATGATCGAATTCAATTTTTAAAGCAAATGTTTCTGGAGCTTCTGAAATCTGTTGTTCTAATCCAGTAACCCCAATCCTTTTGCCAGCCTGAGCGTAATCAAAAATATAACCTTGGTTAAATTTTACGTCAAATCGTTTTACTGCCTCTGCACTGACTCCATTAGATTGTACTTGAGGCATAAAAGGGTCCATCATCCAACTGAATGTTGTACAGTCTGGTGGAGTCGATATTATATGGTACGTACTCATACGTGAAGAATATTTATAATTTCTCCGTTTTCACCAAAAAAGTATAGATGGTCAAAATGGTCAAAGTTATTGTAGTTTATGCATTTAATCTCCTTCTCTGGAGAATCAAGACTCCTGCCTAAGAAATATTTTTTACCTCCACCCTTTATACTACCATCAGGCCAGAGGAATTGTTTTTCTGCAAAAAAACAATCTTTCAGGTGAGTATTATGCCACGTTTCGATGTAAGCAAATTCGTTATTGAAATCATGTCTTTTGGTTTCGATTTCTAATTTCTTTTTAACAATAGTTTTCACTAAAAGATTTTATAGAAAAAATATATAAAAATCAATTATTCTTTTCCTTCTTTCTTCTCCTCTTTAGAATTGCCCTTCTTTTTCATCTTTTCAAAGATCTTCTTTTGGAGTGCGGGAGGAAGCTTCTTTTGCTTCTCAGTGAGTTCCCCTTTGCTATCATCCATCATCATGGCTCGCATTTTACCATATTGCACCGCACAAACACTGTGGGTCTCTTTATCTCCCATCCCAGCAGTATCTGTAAACGTTTTATCTTCCATCGCGCACATACTCATGTAAGACTTGTAAACTCCAGCTTCTGCTTCAGAATACTTCTTGGCGATGGTAACTTCCATTTCTCCAGCATCGTTGACGCTGGCTTGACTCTCTAAGGGATTTTCGAAATTGTTCATAGTATAATTCGATTATACTTATATAATACACTATAAACACAAATTAATGGAAAAAGTAGCTTTTTTGAATTTAACGATCAATTCATTTAACCAAAATAACATTTGGAAAAAATTTATCAACGATGGCAGTAAAGATACATTTAATTTGTATTTACACCCAAAGTTCGATGCCCCAAGTCTTTTCTCTGATTATTACATCGAAAATACTGTCCCAACAGCTTGGGGTCACTTTTCATTAGTTGAAGCTACTATAGAATTAATGAAAGCAGCTTTGGAAGATGAATCAAACGAATACTTTACTTTGATTAGCGATTCTCATTTCCCTTTGTATGATTTAGACTCTACAGTGAATCTGATTAAAAAAAGGTATAAAAAAATGACTTTTGCGAAACACTTTAGCTTCCACACGAAAGTAAAAAGTCAGAAGGTTTTAAAGGAGGGAGTTAAAGATTACAAGTTCGATGAGTATAATGCAGTTTGTCAATTTTTTGCTTGTCGTAGAGAAGATGCCATTAAGTTCGTAGAAACTTTTGATCATTGGTCTAAGTATTTCGTGAAGAACGAGGTTATTTTCGCTGATGAGTTTTATTTTTGGGCGATAGCTAAAGAGCTGGGGATGGATTTTGATATGGGGCAAGCTACAACTTATTCTGATTGGAGTATAATAAAAGATTCGGTGGGCAATATCCATAGAACTCCAAGGGCTTTTGATAAATTTAATAAAGGAATGGTTGACACTTATCGTAAAAATGGGTATCTCTTTGTCAGGAAGATCGTTCCTTCTACTTTTGTGATGGTAGATCCCTTTACTTTTTAATTGAAAAAAAAATGCGAAATACGGTAGAATTATTAGGACACTATGGTAGCGATGAGGTTATCGCTTGTAGCGCTTGGACATCAACTTCAAGAGAACTAGATGAAAAGAAACGAAAGAGAATTCCGAAGCTCATCAACATGCTTTGGTCCGAGGGTCACGAAACCCCTTTTGAGAAAGGTACAGTCCATTTCCTTGTTGATTGTGATATTGCCAGTCATATACATCTTCTTAAGCATAGATTGGCTTCGATTAACGCTGAAAGCGCGAGGTACAAAGAATTAAAAGAGGATAAAATGTTTATCCCAGAAGACTGGCCCGAAGCATGGCAGAATGAACTTATGATATATACGGCTCATGGGAATAAGCTTTACCATGAATGTGTGGAGTCTCTTGAGTCAAGGTTGGGACGCAAACGAGCAAAAGAATCTGCACGTTTCTTTAAGACTTACAATAGTCGCATTCAAGCCGATGTGCAATTTAATATGCGTAGCTTTGCAAACTTTATTAAATTACGTAAGAGCGAACACGCTCAAAAAGAAATTAGAGAAATAGCAGAGAAAATGCTTGACTTGGTTAAGGGCATAGAGGAAAATCCTTTTCAGCATACCTTAAATAGTTGGGGTTATTAGATTATGGAATACGCTTACGTGAATACAGTTGTTAATAAGGAGAAGAAAAATAACGCTTCTCTCGTTTACGTTCAGATTAGTTTTGAGGATGGGAGGCATTTTTTATTTACAGAAAATGAATTAAAAAATGCTGAAGCTCGTGCTGGAAAGAACCCAGAAGATATTGAGGAGAGGAATATAACGTTTATTAAAGATTATTAGCATGGGGAAAGCAATATATTACTTGGGCGGTAGAAGGTTGAACCACCGACAGCGGCTTGAGGCTAAAAATAAAATTAGTTTAAACGAGGATCTTATTAGTGTAAGTAATACCCATGAAGATAACAGGTAAGCAAACAGTAGAAATAGAGATCTCAGAAGGTCAAAGGCATTTGATTGCTTTAGATTATATGTCAGAGGTATTTAAATGGAATTCTGATTACTTTATTGAGGAGGGTTGGGTAATTAAGCGTGATATAGCTCATACTTCACATTCGTTTGAGATTAAGAATAAAGTCAGAGAAGCTAGCAAGCAAGATCAATGCTTGTATGACATCTTCAAAGTCTTAAAAAGACAGGTTTTCTAAATATGGTCCCCAATATTTGTCATTTTATAGCGGGGATGTCCCCAGATGAAGAATTTAAATTTGTTTACTATGTTGCAGCTGTATCTGCGATAAAGATAAACAAGCCGAAGAGGGTTAATTATTTTTACTCATTTGAGCCTCATGGTCGTTGGTGGGAAGAGTTAAAGAAGATAAAAGAAGTTGAACTTCATCAGGTTCCCTTGCCTACGCACTTCGGAGAAAAGAAGATTATTCATCCTCAACATAGAGCAGATAATCTAAGGATGGAGATATTAAAGGAGTATGGAGGAGTTTATCTTGATTTTGATACTATATGCGTGAAGCCTTACGCAAGGATGCTGAAATATAAATTTGCTATGGGGGTCGAATCTGAAGGTGCTTTATGTAATGCGGTTATATTCTCTGAGCCTAAAGCTGAATTTTTAGATTTATGGTCTGAACCATACGCAGAAACGTTTAAACCGGATGGGTGGGGAGAAGCTGGTGTTGAGTTGCCGTTCGAAGTAGCTAAACAAAACCCTTCTAAAATAACTTTGTTAAGACCAGAATTATTTTATCGGCCAATGTGGAATGAAACACACAAAATATTCTCTGACCTTTGCTCCGTAGTCCCTAAAGATTTATACATCCTACACTTTTGGAATAAATATTCTAAGGATTATACGGATGACATTAAAGGTTTTGATTGGGCGAAGAAGAATCAGCATACTTTGTATGGTAAGCTATTGCTAAAGTTTTGTCAGTTTAGCCTTTAGCTCTTTGCTTCCTCCGTTATTGGGGTTTGGCAATGGCATATTTGTATATGCACAAAAAACCCCAAGTTTAAGCGGGATTTTGCCAAATAAGGGGATGACAAATTTGCTTACGAAAAATAATATTCGATGGCATCATTTGAAATCGGAAATGTATAAGAAAAATCTAATGATGCATTTTCGTCTAAAGAATGAGATTGACTTACAGAATTTAAAAAACAATCGTGAACTACCACATTTAAATTTGGGTTTGCAGAAGCAGAACCTAAAGCAGTCTCCGAAATTACAAATGTAAAGTTTCCTTTCTTAGCCACTAAGCTTGATAAATCTAAAGTCTCTTCAACTTTATTTTTAAGAATAGATATACTTAAAGATCCTTGCGCTGGTAATACAGGGTATCTTCTTTTCGCTCCTCGTTCTCCGACTCTGATTGTGGGCCTTCTCTCTATGCCTACAGAAATAGATGCAGATTGAATTGGATAGTCTGTAGAGTTTATGCCTTCAGTCAGGTTGGTGGTTAGAGTTATATCTTGTGGGCGGAAGATATTAAATTTGCTTGAGTCTAAATCTAAATCTATTAAAGAGTTGCCTTCACTGACTGATAAAGAGTCGCACTGGTATCCATATTTCCCAAGAGCAAGGTCTCCGACACTGAAGTCTAAAGAAAAGTTAGTTAGGTTCGCTTTTGAAAAAGTCGTTCTGGCAGTTGTATCTTTGAGATGGATAGTTGACTCATCTGAACTCAAAAACTTCAAGTAGTTTCCATTCTTATCCAAAGTATGATCGTTAACTATAAATTCTATAGATGCATCAATAGGCTGATCCGCTGTTAAAATATAATTTTCTTGTTTGTAAGACCCTAGTCTCCTTAGCTCTTGAACATTTTTGGGATTCTGATAGCTGAAAGATCTGACTCCTCTTATCAAAGTATTGTCAATGTATATTTGGCTCTCATGGGAGTGGACTCTCGTTACAGAAGGCATATCTTATATTACACAAAAAAACCCACTCCCGTAGGAGTAGGTTGTTATCAGTGAGGAATTTTTAATCGTTTTTACTCAATTTCTGAGTAGTTCATGAGACTTCTACTTGGTTTTACGTCCATAATGATGCACAAAACTTTGGAGACTACCTAAATCTTTGTATTGAACCTCATACCTAGCTTGGTCATAGGTGAAATTATTAGTTTTTGTTCCAGCTTTCTGTAGTGTAGCTATCTTAAAAAACCTTTCTTTAGAGATCACCCCACAAATCCAAACCTTGCTGAAATCATTTTTGACTCTATTAAAAATATAATAATCAGCATGCCTCTTCTTTTGCTCCTGATATAGGGTGGCACTATAATAATCTAGAGGCTTCGCGTTGCAACCTTGAGACTTAGCATCCAAAGATATTGAATTAAAATGAAAATCCACGTTTAAATCATCGCTGTAATTAATGTCAGGAAATTCATGATTAATACATACTTCTGCTAAGTAGCCTGTAGTTTTTTGCCGATCACTATTGAGTCTATGAGTCCCTCTGTCTCCAAACCTTTTGGCAGCTTCTGATGTTCTCCTCTTAGCTTCTTCCAATATTTCTGATGTGACTTTTATCTCAATCATATATTTCTTTCTAGTTCTATTCTAGATCTTTGTTCCATCAACATAGCCTTTGCTAAAATTGCATAATTAACGATGTCATCGCAAGCATCTTCGACACTCTCATTCGGGACTTTCAACTCCTTATCATTTGTGAAAGACCTGATCCTTTGGATCTTATCAATGACTCTAAGCAATAAGCCTTGCACTGGATCAATCCCAAGGACAGAGGCGGCGTTAAAATTAGCGAAGGGATCGGTGGATTTTTCTCCGCCAGTGTAATCGCTATTTTTTTGTTTCATAATATCCCTGCAAGTTTCGCAGGTATTTTTATGTAGTTGTAGTAGTTCTTCAGTTGTCATAATTTTTTCTTTCTTCCATTCTTTGGGCATGTTTTCCCCAGATATCTGCTTTTTCTTTTGCTCTCTCGGCTCTTTGTAAATCTAAGTTAGCTAGTGCTTGATGATATATTTGGAATGGGAATTTGAACCAACAAATCAAGCCAACCACAATACCAAGAGGTACTCCAACTACTATCGATCCAATTAGCGCAATAAAGTTTTCGATTTTTTCTCTCATAAATTTAATATTTTACAGTATACCACTTTGGGGTTTCGCTATATTGCCACTTGGCCATATAGGATTTATCATGATTGTAATACTCGCGATACTTTTCGACAACAGAAAGAGTTTCGAAGTTTGGTAACTGTCTGCATTTTTGATCTTGAGCAATAGCTACAGCAAATTCTGTTTGTTTTTGTTTGTCAAATTGTAAGCGGTGTTTGTTCTCCAGAATCCAAATAAAAGTATCTGTGCTTTTATGGCGTTTGCCGTATCTATTAGTGTATTCGTTAAGTAAGGCAGCAGTGTGTTGGACGAGCCATTCGAAGTTCCCGCAAGACTCCCTAGCCCAGATCGCAGATGGATGGTTATAGTGAGTCTTCTTGTATGGAGCTTCAATATCTTGCATCCAGAATGTGGTGCAGAGAAGCTGATTGCATTCAAGAATCATCTTGACACAATGTTTGTCGCAATGCTGGCGAGCAGCAATTTCGGGGTCTTTGTCTAAACAGAATATATTCATTTCTGGGCCAATTTAAACGCTTAAAAATTGAAGTCAAGCATCTTTTCCCTCATTTGTGTGCAAGGCTACTTCAATCTCATGTCTAGGAAATAGCAACCCAACCACTAGAAAGTCCCAAAGACTACGGTCATACCCTTCACTTAATGCTAATTTTTCTTTGGTTTCTGCGTATAGATCAGCTTGAACTTTTTTTAATTTATCCATTTTTATTTTAGCTTTATCTAATGCTTCTAATTTTTCTTGTGAGGTCATCCATAATATTTTCAATGTTTTTCGACCTTAGTCAATATGAAAGTGTAATTATTTAAGATGAAGAAGCTTTCGTTTGTTGAGGTTTTAAATATAAAAATAAAAATTATTTATGAGGAAATGGAGGATTGGGGGGAGTGCTTTATGGACGATAAGCTAATTAAATTGAATAAAAAATGCCTAACAGATCCAGAACAGCATTGGTGGACCTTGGTTCATGAAGTGACGCACATGATTTTTGAGATGACGGGTATAGCTTTCATGGAATTGAACGACGAAGAGGCTTATGTAAGGTGTGTAGAGAATTTAGTCATTCCTTGGGTATTGAAACACAATGGGTTAAGAAAAAAATGATTTTTTAATCAAAAAGGTGTTGACCCGCCTGAGAGTTGTGATATTCTTTGGGCATGGAAATCAACAAGATATTCGAAGAAGCAATTGGACAAGAATCAGTCAAGCGCACTTTGAGTGTGTTCATCGACTCTTATAAGGAGACGAACCGTTTGCCGTTTATCAACCTCACTACCCAAAAGGGTGGAGGTAAAACTTTCTTTGCTCGTAAGTTCCGCGAAGCTCTTGAGCGTCCAGATGGCACTCGTCCTCCAATGCTGGAGATTAACGGTAAGACAATCAGAAACGCTCGTGCGTTCTTTGAGCAGGTTTACCCATTGTGGGTTGAGCATAGTGCCTTTCTTTTTATTGATGAGGGACACAATATTCCCAAAGACTTACAAGAGATTTTCTTGACAGCTTTAAATGTCGATAAAAATCCAGTTCGGACTGTTACTACAGAAGAAGGGACTTTCACCTTTGACTTTTCGAAGCTTTCGCTTTGCATGGCGACAACAAATCAAGAAAAGCTTTGCGAGCCACTTAGAGATAGACTTAGAGATATTTCTTTTGAAGATTACTCTGGTGAAGAGCTTTACAAAATCTTTGAGTCTAACTTAGAGGGGAAGGTACAGATTGATCCTGAAACAAAGCAAGAGATCATTTCTGTATTAAGGGGAAACCCAAGAGATGCTGTAGTAAAAGCTCATGACACTCAAACTTACGCTTCTGCGACCAAGCTTAAGGTCTTCACTAAGGCTGTTTGGTCTGAGTTCTGTAAGGCTATGGGGGTTAATCCGATGGGCTTATCAAACTCTGAGATTCAGATCGTGAAGACTCTGAGGGATAGGGGAGCGATGACACTCAATGGGCTCTGCTCTGTCACAGGCTACCAGAAGCAAGTAATCCAGAGGGACTATGAACAGATCTTAGTTAGGAAGAACCTCATGGAAATAGATGTCAAGAGAAAACTCACTAGAGAAGGGATGGCACTTGCTCAAACAATTTAATGAAAAAAAACTTGACCTTAATCCAAAAAGCAGTATTATAGCGGCATGAACAACGAACAAGACTTCGACTTTTCTAAGATCGACATCACAGTCAACGGCAACAAGATCAAAGCAGATGACCTTTGGGAACTCATTGGTGGCTTGGAGAAAGCTCTCAAAGAGGTAGAGGCGATTGACTATGACGATAGACTTGAGGTTCTCTCCAGAGAAGCTTCCGCAGTTGTTTCAAAATGCGGATACTAATTTCAACCAATAAAAAAAAACTAACTAACTAATACAATGGCAAAACGTGGAAGACCCAAAGGTGGCACATCATTCGTGAACATCAATCTAGAGCAGCTTAGCGATCTCTTTGGCCGTAGGCAATCGATACCTGTATCCAGAGTCTGGCTGGAGAAACTTAATATTATTGTTGACTCTGCTCCTAGTGCAGTGATCACTAGCAATGAAGCTCCTACAGAAGAAGCATCGAAGATTGAGATCAAGCTTGAAGCATAATGTCTGAAGTTAAAACTTACAACGTTTACAGTCGGAGAGGCGATTGGATGGGCGGGTATTCAACTGACCTTGAGAAAGTGAATCCTTCCATCAATTGTTTAGAAATGGCAAAGCAAAATGCTATCCAGTGCAAAGGAGAAGTCATGGCGCTTTTCCAAGATGGATCAGAAAAAAAAGTATACCCAGAAAAATGAGAACAAAATTATTCCTAGCTACATCACTACCGCTTTTGGCGCTCGCAACTTGGAGTTGCCTTAGGAGTCCAGAAGTCGAGACAGTTGTTCAAGAAAAGATTGTTTATCCAGAAAATGTTGAAGCCTGCGTATCTCTCACTAAGTTCCAATTAGAAAAGATGCTTAGGCATTTCAATGAGGATGATCATCCTTCAGAAACGAAACGTTTTAAGAGTCTAGTCAAGAGAGATGGGGATAATTGGAAAATTTCTTCCACTCACTTAGCTAAGGGTGCAGAAAAATACTCTCTCCCAGACGGTGACTTCGTTGTTGTTGATGCTTCTTTTATTGATTATCATGGAGGCTTCAAAGATTGTGTCACCTACGCCCACAGCTATCAAGACAATCACGAATATATCGTGCTATCAGCCAAGTAAAGATTCAGAATGGTAAATGAATACAAAAAGATTGTGGAGAATATGGGTGAGGACGATGGGCAAAAAGATCTCAGACGATGGGACGGAAGCAGACCTTGGAGCAGCTATTAGAACTTTTTGGTGGCTAATTCATATTACAACTTGTGGATTTATTATCGCGAATACAATTAGACATTGGTAAAATGAAAAACAAATTTAAATTATTATTTTGTGATCTCAAGCAAGTCATGTTTGGTAGAGAACCATCTCTTGACTTAAATGAAATTCTTAACCCTCCAACTTGGTTAGAGAGGCAGTTCCAGAACCAACTCATTGACAGGAAGTATGAAGAGACTTTGATGGCTAAGGATTCTCACTGGTCAGATAGATACGACAAAGACTTTGGAAATGTCAAGAAGGAAGTAATTAGGGTAAGAGAGTCATGAATAAAAGCGAGCTTGTTTTAGTAGTATTTATTGGTATAATCTTGGTCATAATGTATCGTCTTGGATTCTTAGAAGATATTTTCCATACGTTTTAATTTTTTATTTTTGGCTGTGTAGTCCAATTGGCAGAGACAACGGACTTAAAATCCGTCCAGTATGAGTTCGAATCTCATCACAGCTACCAAGTTAGAAATGATCAGCAACAAAGATAAATTTATATTTATACACATACCTAAATGTGGTGGTACTTCGATAGAGAGATTTGTTTTATCCCACTATGGCATAAGTAATGATTGGACAAGGCTATACCCTTTGGAGGTATTACCCATGAAGGTTAGATCTGAATTTAGTATTGGCTTCGGTCGGCAGCAACATATGTCTTTAAGTAATTTTTCCTTAGAGAAGCAGGAGGAATATTTTTCCTTTGCTTTCGTGAGGAACCCTTGGGACAGGATTATGTCTTCGTATTTATATTCTAAGAGGCTTGGTCATAAGTTTACCTTTAAATCTTTTTTTGATTCTATTGAATTTGAGAATCACTGTAAGCCGCAATCTTATTTTCTTAATAAGAATATAGATTTTATAGGTAGGTTTGAGACTCTACAAGAAGACTTCAATTTAGTGTGCGGGAAGTTGGGGCTTGAACCCAAGCAATTACCGCATGAGAACAAAACAGTTCATAAGCATTATACTGAATGGTATACTGATGAAAATAAAAAGCTGGTTCAAGATAAGTACTCTGAAGATATTGAAACTTTCAATTATAAATTCGGTTCATAAAAATGCGCTCGTAGCTCAATGGTTAGAGCAGGGGTCTCATAAACCCTTGGTTATCGGTTCGAATCCGGTCGGGCGTACTAATAAATGAACTTGACAATTAAACAAACTTCGGTTAGAATATATTAGCATGAAAACTCCAGATCAAATCTCCCTAGTAATTGACTCATTAGAGACTTCAGTAAATCAATTAAAACGATTAAAAAATCAACTATCAAGCTCTGAGCTTATTCTTAGTGCTGAGTCGGAAGTTTCTAGTGCTGAGTATTCAAGTCCAGAACACAGTAGCGCGGAGACCAGCGCGGAATACAGTAGTTCTGAGTCAAGTTCTGAGCCACCTTGGGAGACGAGTGCGGAGACGAGTGCGGAGACGAGTGCGGAGACGAGTGCGGAGACGAGTGCGGAGACGAGTGCGGAGACGAGTGCGGAGACGAGTGCGGAGACGAGTGCGGAGACGAGTGCGGAGACGAGTTTTGGTTCTAATTATTTTTCTTATAACTTCCTAAGCACGGGGAAGCCTGTCGGCAACGCTATTAAGTGGCGTTCGATTGTGGCGGGTGCTGACGGTAAGTTGTATTGTGCGCCTTACTCCGACGATAGCATCCTTGTTATCGATCCCGCCGATGACTCCGTCTCTACTGTCTCGCTATCTTCGCTATACGTGTATAGCGGAAGTGGTCAAAAGTGGGTTGATGGGCTACTCGCGCCGAACGGAAAAATGTATTTTAACCCACACAAAGGTGGGGGGTGGCTAATATTAGACACAAGCAACGGAAGCCTAGCCGCCACTAATGCAGGCGGTCCCAACCAAACACGGGGTGGGGCTATGTCGCCATCAGGCGTAATCCATTCGACGCAGTTTAGTGGATTGCCCTCATTAAAACATGTTTTCCGTCTAGATACCAATACGGACACCACTCTCCCCGCTCTAAAATATGCCACCGACAGAACTGGCGGAATTTACTCAGCCCGACCTAATTGGGCTACCGACGTTAATTATGGTACTTACGATGCTAAGTGGGGGGTCACCGCAGCGGCAAACGGTAAGATGTATAGCACACCGTTTAGTGCTAGCCGAATTTTAATAACTGACCCAGTTACCGGACTTTCTTGGGAGGGTGCGGATGCACTGACGGGCAACGCCCCCTTGCCGACAGAGCTGGCATTCCCGTCACCCATAGCAGGACATCAACCACCACCTCCGTTCTTCGCTAAATATAGCGGCGGAACTTTGGACCCCGTGTCCGGCAATATTTATGCGATGCCCCGAAGGGCGAACTCTATCCTGAAGATCGACACGGCTACTGACAGAGCTTATGAGCTGCCACTACCTGATGCGCTAATATCGTCCACCTCAACGTCCAAGTCATTCAGCTCTCTCCTAGGACCGGACGGGCGTATCTACTCTGTCCCGTGGAGCGAGAAATATTTAATCTGGATCGACCCCGCCACCGACGAAATCGGTTATGAGGATATATCTTCCGCGCTCGCGCTGTCGGGGTCTCCTAACAGCCTATACTACACGTATGGCGCGACATCTGGAAACAGTATGTATTTCACAGCCGGTCGTGCGAGCAACATACTCGTAATCACAGTGGTAACATTACCTCCTTCTGGAGAAACGAGTTCTGAGTCAAACTCTGAGTCAAGCTCTGAGCCACCTTGGGAGACTAGCGAGGAGTTAACCCCTTACAAATTTGGGCATACTGCTGGGTATTCTAGCGCAGAGACCAGCGCAGAGAATACATCATTAGCAGAAACTTTAAGTTCTGAGTGGAATGGGCGATTTGTTAGCGGCATGACCAAGGCTGTTAATGGGAAAGTCTATACGGATCAAAATCATAAGACTGGCTCTTATCCTCGAAACCCCTCACTATGGTGTGCGGATGTAGTCAATGAGCTTACTGCAATAAGCCCTTGGAACTCTGAACATCAGAATAGGGTAGGAGGAACGCTAATTACTAAAAGACATATTATAACGTCTGCACACGCAGCTTTGTCTATATCGTCTGTCCCTCTAATGGTTAGGTTTGTAGACGCTGATAGTAACGTCCATACGCGAACGATTGTCGGGGCTAAGACATCTGCTGATTGGTCGGGGCGTGGCAGTAACCGCTCTGACTTCAGGATTTACACTTTAGATTCAGATCTTCCTGATTCGATTAAGCCGTGTAAGATTATGCCGTCAAATTGGGAGAATTACCTGCCTGACCTTAACGATACTCGCCCTCCTCAGTTGGTTTTAGATCAAGAGGAGAAGGCGCTTGTCGCTGATTTAAGAAGGATCGATACTAAGCTTTCTTATGGGGCTTACCCTGTTGACACTGACCGCGCAATATTTTCTGAATCTCTTATCGGTGGCGACTCAGGAAACCCAGCCTTTTTAATTGTCGATCCAGACCCCAACGACTCTAACGTCAGCTCAGAGTTAGTCCTTAATTATGTCCTTACATTTGGCGGCACAGGGACAGGGACTTCTCTTGCTAATAGTATTTCTCTTTTGAATTCTACGATTGCTGGTGCTGATGCCGATGCTAGTGCTAGGTCAGGGACATCTATAATTAATACTAGGTATACAGTTACTGAAGCCGACTTTTCTTATTATACTGATTACACCAGCGCAGAAACCAGCGCAGAAACCAGCGCAGAAACCAGCGCAGAAACCAGCGCAGAGACTAAAGGTGGTTTTTTTTCTTGGGTTAGCAGGTACTTCCAGAGCTTTGAAGCTTAAATTTTAAAATATGGTGTTGAAGGAGAGATTATTCACAATAATTTTATCTTGTGAGAAGTATAGGTATAAAATGTTGTCGCAAGATACTTCTAGGCTTGGAGACCATATGTATTTCATTGGCGATCCTAAATTATCCTCTCCTTTGGTTAAAGGGGAGTTAGTTTATTTACCTTGTCCAGATAATTATGAAGGTCTAAGTGTAAAAAGTTTAATGGCTATTAAGTGGGCGGTTGAGAATAAAGATTTCGATTTACTGCTTAAAACAGACGATGATGTTTCTTTCCTAGGTGGTTTCGCTCAAATTGTTGATGAGGCTTCAAAAAATGATTATTCTGGTCTCTTAGTTAGAGGTGGTTACAGTTCTGATTGGCATTTCGGGAAATGTGAAAATGAAGAGTTGAACAGCACAGATGTTTCTATACCAGAAATAAGGTATTGTATGGGGGGAGCGTATTTTTTATCTAAAAAATCAGCTTCGATTGTCGCAAGCCATGAACTTGGAGATAGTTATTGTATGTTTGAAGACGTAGAGGTCGCAAATGTATTGTGGAGAAATAGAATTTTTGGTCATAAGATCTGTATAGAAAAGGGATTTTCTTGGCCGATTTAAATTTTATATTTATTAGAGTAATCATGAAGATATTAGTAACTGGTCATAAAGGGTATATCGGAGGTCACATATTTCATAAATTAAAATCTTTGGGTCATGATGTGCGAGGTATAGATATAAAAGATAATGAAGATGTCCTTCACTGCTTACCTGATGAAGATTTTGATTATGTCTTCCACCTTGCTGCTGAACCAAGAGTTGAGTTTTCTGTTCATAATCCGTCCTACACAATGAAACAAAATGTTCTTGTGACCTCGACACTTCTGGAGTGGGCGACAAATCATGATGTAAAGCGTGTTATTTTTAGTTCTTCAAGTTCTGTAAATGGTGATGGAGATGGTGTTCCTAGGTCGCCTTATGGACTACATAAGTTAGTTTCAGAAATGGAATGCAAGTTATTTTCTGAATTATATGGCTTAGATACAGTTTGTCTTCGTTACTTCAACGCTTACTCTGAAGACCAGAGCTTTAGCGGGGCTTATTCAACAGCGATTGGGGCATGGATGGAAATGATAAGGCAAGGAGAGCCTTTACGTATGGATGGAGATGGGCAGCAAACTCGCGATCTTGTTCATGTTGACGATATTGTTCTAGCAAATGTTCGCGCTATGGAATCAAAAGATTGGTTTGGGGGTAAGTTTTATAATGTAGGCTCTGGGGAATCAGTCTCAATGAATTACATTAGAGATTTTATAAATCAAAGGTATGTTGTCGAATGGGATAACTCTCCAGAGAGAAAAGGGGACGTAAAGCATACTTTAGCAGATATAAGTGAGGCGAAAAAAGATTTAGGCTTTGAGCCTTTAGTATCAATTGAAGAGGGTCTCTTTAGGTGTTTTTGTAATCTGAAACAATCGATAAAAAAATAATCATGTATACTTATAAAATAAAAGAAATTATCAGGGTTGTTGACGGGGACACAGTTGATGTCTTAATTGATTTGGGTTTCGGAACATTTAAGAAAGAACGTGTGAGATTAGGAGGTATAGACGCACCAGAGTCACGCACTAAGGATTTGTATGAGAAAAAATTGGGGCTAGAGGCTAAAGCAGAGCTTGAGAGATACTTTTATAATAATAAAGATTGCTGTTTCACTATCAGAACAGAGAAGGAAGGTAAGTATGGAAGGATTATAGGGTGGATACACATGGAAGCAGTCCTTGATTCTATAAATACATTGATGGTTCTCAATGGGTATGCTCAGATTTACGGTGGTCCAAAGAATAAAAAAAGCTTTGATGAGTTGAAATGCATTAGAATTTCTAGGGGAACATGGAGTGACTCTTAATATTATCTATGATTAAACCAGAAGAATAGGGCCAGAAGCATTTAGGTTCATTTAAATTGTCTGTTGATAAGATTTGGGTAAAGATTTAGAATAACAAAATGGAATCACTTAGAAGGCCAGTAGTTTATCAGGGAATTACTTACCCTGAGTATGAAATAGATTTTTACACCTCACAAGTTCATAGCATTAGGAATAATGATAAGGTTTTGAAGGCCACATCAAGGTCGTTTAGTAGTTACTTAAGTGTAACCCTTTCTTTAAATTCTGAAAGGTTATATGTCGGGGTTCATTCATTAATGGCAGAAACATTCCATGATCTTTTGCCTAAATCTCCCTTAGTATCTTACTATGGTTTACTAGTAGGTAGAGACAAACATATTTTAAAGACCCCAACAGAATTTACTTTCATCTGTAACCAAGTATGTCCTGATCATATTGATGGCGACCCAAGCAATAATCATCACAGTAATCTAATGATTGTTACTCAATTAGAGAATAACCTAAAGAGAGGCCCGAAAAGAGAAGGCTTTAGCCCATATAAAGGGGTGACAAGTGATAGGGGGAAATTTAAAGCTAGAATAGATACAAAGAATACAATAGATCAAAATGGGAAAGCTTTTAGTTTGTCGAAAAATCTTAAAATAGAAAAAGAAGCAGCATTGAGATATAATAAAATACTAGAAGATTCTTTGCTCACTATCTGGGGAAAAGATTTGGGGCCAAAGATGTATGATTTTGCTTATAAGAATGTAATTGAGACTCATGTCTAAGAGATACAGATTAAAATACCACCTAGCCTTAGACTTGGGGGATAAATACAAAGACTACCCAGATTTACCTGAATTTTATTCCGAGCAAGAAGCTAGGGATTATTGGGACATATATAAGAGGCGAGCTTTTATATCCTATAACGAACCAGTAGTCATTATCAGGAAGGAAGTTAGTGTGACTCTAATTACCAGAGTATAATTTATAATGAATTATTATTATTTATTATCCACGTTACCCCTAGACCTTTTATTAGTTATTAATCAAAGTTCTCATAGCATACCTTATAGGGATATATATAATAGAATAAAGAGCAGAAACAAGATAGAATAAGGGTTTGACTATATATTAATGGATGTTAGAATGGATAATAGGATAGTGGCTGCTGCTCTAATTAATAAATAATGGTAAGCTCAGTGTATTTTGCCCCCGAATAGCTGATAAAAGCAAACAAAAGCAACCCAAATAGCCCCTGAGCAAACAAAATTTTATAAAACTGGCCGCGCCTGTAGTATTTTTTTATAATTAGTAACATTTTACCCTAGCCAGACACAAGTAGCAGCCCCACTTTTCTAAAAAAAACCAAATAAAGCGCCCTTTTAGCCTATTGTAACAAATAAAACAAGATAAAAGCTAGCTTTGGCCCACTTTTATTAAGCTAAACAAATAAGCGAGAGAACCAGATAATGAAAGATAATAAAGAAATCGTGACACAAGTAAGTATCAAGTCAAATAACCCTAATTGGAACCCTGTCTTCAATAGCCTTAAAGTCGGGCCAGACGACGAAGGAGGCGGATCTTATCTCAAGATCATTGGAGAAGATATCGATGCGTCTAAGGATGTTGATGGTGAGGGTGTTAGATTAGATTGGGAAGAGTGGGATAAACTAGTAGAAGTAGTAGCTAAGTATCGTAAAGATTGGGAGTATGACAAAGGAACTCAGACATCACCTACTTAGACGGCTATGCGCCCCACTTTCCCCAGAAACCACAAATAAACATATAGTATAATACAATGGAACAAGATAGCAACAAAAACAAATTCGATGTAAACCTCGACCCAGAACAAACAGAGAGATTGCAAGAACTTTTTGGATTTAATAAAAAGCATCCCTTTGGGGACTGCATGGTTGACAGCTCAAAGAAAACAAAATTCTATGATAAGATAAAGAAGCTACAGGCAAAAAAGAACAAAAACAAATAAGCCCCCATTCATTATGTAGGCAAGTTTGCCAAATATTCTTCTAAATAATAAGCCCCAAGGTTGTAGGATTTTAGGCTAAATAAGCGAAAGTAAATAACCCGCCCCCCTTAGAAACTACAAAAAGGAGGACGGGTTATTATGCCATGCGGACAGAGAGAGGTCAATTCACAAATAAAACAAAAAATTTGTAAAGCCCCAAGATTGAGATGACCCCACTAAATAAAAACAAACAGCCAAATACTACGCTCTCAAAGAAGCCTCGTTCTTGATCTCTCATGTGTTCACTATAGTAGTGTATAAAACTAAAGCAAGCAAAAATGTCGAATTTTGTTCCAAATATAAGCAAATAAAAACAAACAGAAATAAGCAGATGCCCGTTTTCTAGCATATAGACAAATAAACACATCATATCATTAACAGTATAACTAACTGATTATCAGAGACTTACATTAAGTAAAAATCGTTGTAACTCACTGATTAGTAAGGAGTTAGGCGGCGCGGCCCCGCCCCTGCGCGTAACTCGCTGTCGATCAACGAGTTACGGGGGTTTTATTCAGCGAAAATTGCGTAACCATTTTTATTACCACGAATCACAACAATCTCAGCCTCATGAATGGGGTTATTGTGTTCGTCAACGAATGTCTTGGCCTTGTAAGGGTTGTAGGAGACGGAAGCCTTAGGGACGCTAGAGTAAGCGATTTGACCCAGATTCTCTCCTAAAATTACAGCATGAACATTTTTTCTTTGTTCTTTCAAAACTCGCTGGCGACCAGCTTCGGAGACTTTGAACTTAGCGTTTTTAACAATGCACTGCTCTGCATGGCGGACCACCCTCCACGCACCATCAACTTTTTCTTGGATACTTAGGCATCGCTTGTGACGGTTGTAGTAAACTTTTATTTCCATAACGAGAGTATTCTGACAGAATTTCGTTCTACAACAAGCCTTTTTAAATGTTTTTAATCTAAAAAAAACTTCATAAGTCACTGAACGATAAGGAGTTAGGCGGTCACGCCCCCCGCCCCGCCCTAACCCGTTGACGCTCAACGAGTTACGGGGGTTTTCATTTAATCGTCTACCTCTTCAAAGTTGCGCATATGAGATCTAGCATATCGATATACCTTGTTCATAGCTTCGCAGACTTCTGTTCTTTCTATCAAAGCTTGATTCCAAGCCTCCTCTCCTAAAGGGTAGTAATCTCTCTGGTGGAAGTCTACTTCAAGGAGTTTAGCCTGAGCATCTCTTACCGCGCAAAACAAATCGTTGTATCGTCTGCGGAGGCTTTCTTCATCCGATCCATTCATGTGAATGACGGGGAATGTTAATTTTTTAATCATATGAATTTGTTGTAGCCTTTTGGGTGGATTTGCGTAAAGCCTAACTTTCTAAATGTATCGGCCAACTTGGTCGCGCCGTGTGTCGAGATAGGGATGCGAGTTTGCTCCTTATCAAAATCCCAT